GGGATCGTGATAGTAGCCATGAGGCGATTCTAATGGAAGTCAGAGGGTTTGATAAGCCGTACCGCGTCACGGACGAAGTGGGCGCCCTTGATCCCCTTGACCCACTTCGCGAAGACGGTCTTGCTGGACCCCTTCGGGGTGAAGACCATGCGCCGAGCCTTGACCGGGCCGTGAGCTCGCGTGCCCTTCTCCTGGTAGGCGGCGTAGGGCGTGCGCGCCCCGATCTCGAAGGTCGGGTTGAGCGGGTGCTTGCCGGGTACGCGTTCAATGGTGACGGAGTTCACCATACGGCCGGAGTTCACGCGGCCCTTGGCGCGGATGTTGCGCTGGATGCGGCCCTGAGTGCGTCGAGACGCCTTCAGAGCCGCCTGCCTAGTGATCTGGGCCACTTTATCCTCACGGATGGGGCCCTTAAACCGGACGTTTACGTGAACCATCTCACACCCAAGATAAGTTTACGGACAGTTGAGCCGGACCGTGAAGGTCCACTCGCCGGCCACGCAGCCCCCGTCCGGGCCGGACGCCTGCCAGTCCATGTCACTCGCGTTCGTGGACGACGTCAGGAACTGGCCGAGGTCGGCCATGTCCTGGTGCAGGATGGCTGCGTCAGCGGTCAGGTCGAAGGGACGTGGCCCACGGCCGCGGTCGTCCACGACCTCGACGCAGCGCAGAGTGCCGAGCGCGTAGGTCGCGGCCCAGTAGCGAACCGAGCACGCCTCTCCGTCGGCGGCGCGGGGGCCGAAGACGGGGGAGACCGAGACGGTGCGAACGTAGAGGTGCCCTGCGCAGCACTCGTCCCACGCCACCTCGGCGCCGGGAGCGACGTAGGCCTGAGAGACGGCGTTGGACAGGGCCTGGGCGCCGCCCTTGAGCAGGGCGAGCGCGGTGGAGTGGACGACGGATGGCGCCGGCGAGGCGACTCGGCCCGACAGGGCCGCGTAGTCCTCGCTCTGGATGCGATTGCGGCGGGTCAGTCGCGGCGCGGGGCTCACCAGATCACCCCGCCGCGGCGGTTGGAGGGCTGACGGCGCGCGTAGTCGTCGGGGTTGTAGGCCCGAGCGGCCTGGCGAGGCTTGCGGATCGAGGCGACCCAGGAGTCGACCAGCCAGATGCCGGTCCTGCCGCTCTGCATCTCCTCGAAGTCGTCCTGGACCTGGACGGTGACGCCCTGGCGGGTGACCGACTGGAGGCGTGCCGGCAGGGCGCAGTCCCGGTCCATGCAGGCAGCCTTGGCGAGCTCCAGCGCGAGCACTCCGGCGGCAACCTGACCGCCCTCGGGGACGGGGACGCCCTGCGAGTAGCGAATCTCCCAGGTGCCCTCCTCGGTCGTCGGCCGGGAGAGGTCTTGTACCGCAGGGAATACAAGCGGAACATCGGGGCCGAGCGGTGAGGTGCGCCCCGTGAGCTGGAGCACAGAGTGGTTGATGAGGCGGTACGCGCCCAGCGGTAGTACCTTGCCGTTGATAGTGACCTGGTGCACGCGGTGGACGTTCCCAGGCAGGCGGATGGCCGGAGTCCCTGCGGTGTGGGTGCAGTAGGGCCCGCAGATGCCGCACACGACGTCGTGCAGAACTCCGCCCAGGCGGAACGGGAGGAAGCCGCGCAGGTAGTCCTGGGACTGGTAGGTGGGCGGCGGCACGCAGTCGGCCGGCTCGGGCCGGATCACGACGATGTCGGTCCCGAAGCGCCGCCCGGTCCACTCCCAGAGCAGCTGGGTCGCCATGGCCTCGAAGGTGTGCTGCTGCTCCGGCCGGCCCGACTCGTCAAGGTACTCCTTCAAGTCCTCGCACGCGCTGTAGGAGACCGGCCAGTCTCCTGGGCCGTAGCCTCTGTCAATGTCCTGCATGCCCTCTCCTACAACGCGTGCGTGGTGCGGGATGGCTACGCCGCCGACGATAGGCGGTGCCCGCACGGATGAGTATACCTATAGGCTCCGCCTAAGGCCCGTAGAGGAGGTTTCACGTGAAGCCGGTACGGTGACAGCCCCGCAGGGCGTTTGTGCGCTCTACGGGGCTGTCAGTGCCTCTGAGGGGTATCAGGGGACGGTGACGGGCTGGTCGCTGTCCGGCGGGGGAGCGAGAGCCGTGTCGATCATGAGGAGGTGGTCGAGCGGGTCGAGGGCGGTGGGGAGCTTCGCGTTGACGAAGCCGCCGCCGCCGCCGCCGTTGGCCTTCTTGACCACGTCGTAGGGGCCGACGCCCCAGGCGTTGCCGGACTTGGTGACGGCACCGGTCATGGAGAAGGTGATCGCGTCCTCACCCGTGACCTCGATGTCGCCGATTGTGCCGGCGGTGATGAAGGGCAGCAGGAGGTAGCCGCTGGCGTCCTCAGCGCCGGCGGCACAGGCCTGGCCGGACAGGCCGGTCCACAGCTCGAGCGCGAACTTCTTCTCGATCTTGCCGTAGGCGACCTTGAAGCCGGCGGTGTCGCCCGCGTGGTCCAGGTACTTCGTGGCGTTGGTCACGATGTCCAGGACGGAGGGGTTCACACCGCAGAACTCGAGCTCGACCGTGAAGTACTTGAAGGTGTTCGACTGCTTCTCGTTGACGCACAGGGAGCCGTCGGCCTTGCGGACCGTGATCTCCGTGCCGTCCTCGACCTCGGCGGCGAGCTTGACCGACACGAAGCCGGAGGTCGCAACCGGCTTGTGCTGTGCCTTGTCGAACTTGCCGCAGGTGTCCAGCGGGGTGACGCGGATGCGCTTCCCCAGCACTGGTGTGTATGAGTGCGTCTTAGCCATGGCTCAGCGCATCCTTCCCGTTGGTGTTGGAGTTGGTGAGTAGGTCATCTGGGCTCAGAACGTCCGGGGCTTGTAGGTGCCGGAACCGGGGTCGGTCCTGACCTGTACCTTGTAGGCGTCATCGAAGTTGTACGCGATGACGTACTGCCGCTCTGCGACGGCCGTCAGGTCGTTCGTGCCCTTGTCGAAGCCCCCGTCCGCGTTGGTCGAGGTGAAGACGTCCCCGCGGTAAATCTGGATCGGGCCGGTGGAAACGATGACCGGGGGCTTGTCTACGTAGCCGTACCCGGCCACGACGGGGGTCCCCATCTTGGTCCGGAACGTGCCGTCAGGCAGGCACTCGAACATCTGGCGGGCAGTCAGCAGACCGCACAGGCGGCGCGAGACGTGGAAGGTCGGCTTGATCCCGGGGGTGCGGGCGTAGTGCTCGGTAGCGTTCCACGCGCTCTCCGCGTCCTGAGGGCCGGAGTTGTTGGACCACTCCTGGACGTTAACCAGGGCAGGGCCCGCGCCCTTGACGCCGGACCACAGGGCCTTCTCGACCTCGTACTCCTCGTACTGGGCGAGGCGCTGGGCCGCGATGGCGACGGCCTCCTCGGGAGTGTGGTCGAGGGGAGTGGTGCGGAACACGGCGTAGAGGGTCAGCGGCTCCAGGGACTCCAGAGTCACGCCCCGCGGGGTGTCCAGGGTCTTGGGCAGGCCCTTGACGGTGCCGGGCTTCTGGTACTGGCCGATGGAGCCGATGTCGACTCGTGCGACGTCCTCCCAGGTGACGCCGTTCTCCCAGCGGATCGAGGAGTCCTCGATGGGCGCGAACTGGGAGAACAGCCCGCCGGTGGGACGCTGAGTGACCGGCGCCTCGATGCGCTGCTTCGGTGCGATGATGGGCATCTGTCCTCCTTGCTGGACGGTGATTGGCTAGTGATGGTCACGGGGCGGGCGGGGACTGGCCGCCGCCGCCCGCCCCGGAGTCATCACTTGGCCGGGTCAGCCGTGCCGTTGGCGAGAAGCTTGATGCCGGTGCCGGTGCCGCCGTTCGGGTTGATCGGCACCGTCACGACGCGGGCGTCGTGACCACGCTTGGCGACCAGGTAGCCCTCCTCGGTGAACAGGGCGGTGTAGTCGTTCTGGCCGAGCAGGACCGAGTCGTAGACGGTGTCCAGGGTGATGACGTCCTGGCCGCCCTTGACGAAGGTGCCCGCCGAGTAGAGCAGGAACTTCAGGCTGGAGCCCCAGACCTTGAAGGCGGAGGCGTCGCCGGTGAGGGCCTGCCAGTCGTAGACGAACTGGGGGTTCACGCCGCGGGCCTTGAACCAGGCGTCGATGCGGGCGTCGTTGACGTCGGTGAGGTCAACACCCTGACGGCGGGACAGGTCGGTGCGGATGGCTCCGTGGACCCAGTAGGGGAAGACCGCCTCCAGGGTGGTGGAGCGGGAGAGGCGCTGCGCGTAGCGGTAGTGCTCGACCTGGAGCTCGATGGCGGTCAGGATCGGGGCGGCGGCTCCGATCTGGCCGGCGTCCATGGAGACGGCGGTGGACTGGCGCTCCATGGAGGCGATGATCCGCTCGCTCATCTTGTGCTCGTGGGCGACGAGGGCGCCACGGATGGTGCGGGCGACGAGCTCGGGGTAACCGCGCTGCTGGAGCAGGTTGGCCTGGATGTGGAGACCGGCCGCGGAGAGGCGGACCTCCTCGAACTCGGTGCAGGGCACGTTGTAGACGGGCTTGGCGCCGACCTTGTTGGTCGGGTCAGTGGCGGAGGTGGGCAGGTACTTGCCGGCCTTCGCCTCCTCCTCGGTGAAGTTGAAGGAGGGGGCCGCGTAGAGGTCGGCGAACTTGGGACCCTTGGTGAACTTGATGCCGCCGCGGGTGACGTTGATCTCAGGAAGGGAGATCAGGCCGTCGCGGGACTCGTCCTCGAGCAGGTCGTAGACAGTCTCGGAGGGGGCGCACCAGCCGCCGGCCGCGACGAGGGAGCCGCCGGGCAGGTTCTTCTCGTTGACGGCGAAGGCCATGGCGGCGTCGGCCGACTCGGGAGAGGAGACGGTGGCGCGCTCATCGAAGTGCTTGCGCACGACGGCGAGGCTGTGGCGCTCGCTCATGGCGCGGCCGGCGCGGGCGGCGGCGGCGTAGGCGCCGGAGTTGAAGCCCTGAAGACGGCGGTCGAGGGCGACGGCCAGGTCCTCGAAGGAAGCGTCGGAGTCGGCGGCGAAGCCGGGAACGTCGGCCACGGTCATCCGGGCCTTGGGGGCGGTGTCCTCCACGGAGGTCTCCTCAGTGATCGCAGGTGCGGGGGTGTGAACATGCCGACGGATGCCGGACAACTTGATGGGGCCGCGGGGAGCGGCGGCGGTGACGGCCTCGGGCTCGGCGTCGATCTCGGCAGCGGGCTCGACGTCGGCCGCAGCGGCCTTGGCCTTCTTCTCGGCCTCCTCGGCGGCCTTCTTCTCAGCCTCGGCCTCGGCGATGTCGGCCTCAGCCTCCGCCTTCTCCTCGGCAGGGGTGTCGTCCTCGTCATCGTCAGCCGGGGCGGGGGCGGGCTTGTCGGCTCCGACCTTGGCGGCCATCTCGGCGGCCTTGGCGGCGCGCTCGGCGGCGGCCTGCTCGCGGGCGCTGATCTCGGCGGACAGGACCTCGATGCCCTCGGTCAGGGTGCCGAGCGTGGCCAGGTCCTCGTCGGTGAACTCGCCACCGGCGTAGAGGGTCTGGAAGGCGTCAACGGCCTTGGAGCGCAGGTCGCCGAGGTCGGCGGCGCTCAGGTCGGACAGGTTCTCGGGAATCTCCAGGTCGAAGGTCTCGACCGGAGCGTCGTCCGCCTGGTCGGCGAAGACGGTGATGTCGAAGTGCTTGCGCATGTTGAGGGGTCCTCCGTGTCTCGTTGCTGGGCAGGGTTCCCGTCCCCAGCGGGGTACACACGAGGCCCTGCTGCCATGCCGTTGGCTCAAAGGATACACCTATGAGTGAGATGCGCTGCCATAGGCATAGACAAAGCCCCGCACCGCCATGAGCAAACGGTGCGGGGCCTTGCCTGATCCACCCAGCGTCAGGAGTCCATGAGACCTCTAACGGGGACCATCATAGCCGATGGTGATGGGTGGCGCTACGCCTAGAAGCGAGTGATCGGGGAGGAGTCCTTGGAGCCCTCGCCGGGCAGGGTTCCGTCGGCCAGCGGCCGGGGCTCAGTGCCTACCGGAGGGGTTGTAGAACGCCCACAATTGCAACTCATGATCTCTGTTCCTTTCCTCAGATGGACCCTAGACGGCGCGCCATCTGCGCCGCCTTCGTCAGTGTACCCGCGCGCTCGACCCGGGCACGCATCCTGTCGGCGGCCGTCGCGCGCTGAAGGTCGCGTCGGCGCTCGGACTCTGCCAGGCGCTTCAGGTACGAGATGTCTCCGAGCGTCAGGCCGTCTCCCCGCATCCGGCTCGACGGGTGCGCGGCGCGCGCGGCGGAGTCGTCGTGAGCCACGACCCCTGACGCCTGAAGGGACTTCACCTCACCGGAGGCCAGGAGACCTTGAGGACGAGGCACCGGGAAGCCGGGCACGTTGACGGCGAGCGCTCCGACGAGCTCGAGTGAGCCGCGGATCGTGCGCCAGTCGCCGGAGATCGGGGCGGAGCGGGCCACTCGGACCTGCTCGGCCGTGATCCCGGGGCGCAGGGAGCCTGCAACCCAGATGCCGTAGGCGTCCTCGCCGGCCGCTACGTCGGCGAAGACGGTGCCGGTGTTGTCGTAGTGCTCGGCGGCGGCGTTGGCTGAGTCCCGAGGACCGGCGTGGCCAGTCCCCATTGTGAGATGCCCCACAGCCACGGAGGTGCCCTCGGCCGTACGCAGGGCGCCGGTGCGGAAGTAGGCGTAGTTCGAGGGGCTGGTCGGAGGCTCGACGCACTTCCCGATCTGCCCGATGTGGCAGGTTCCCCAGGCGGCGATGTGGCCGTAGACCCGGCCGTCGTCCTCGACCACGAGAGCGGTGGGGCCGGTCAGGGCCGGGTCCTTGAACCACGCTTCCGGCGGGGCCGTCGGGATGGCGGCGGCGGTCAGAGAGTCCCGACTCAGCGAGACCGGCTCGGCCGACGCCTCCAGCGCCTCCTCCGGCTCGACGTCCTCGGCGGGCTTGGTGGGGGCCTGTCCGGCCGCGTAGATGCGGGCGGCGGCGAAGGCCGGCACGGCCACGAGTGTGGCGGCGCGTAGGCGGGCCGACTCGATGACGGTCAGCTCGTCTGAGGACGACATGGCGGCGACCTTGACCCGGCCCTCCGGGTCAGCCTCATCGCCGGAATCTGCATCGTCGGCCTCAGGCATGTCCGCCTTCGCCATGATCCTGAAAGTGACGTCGTCGGTGTCGATGGAGACTCCGTTGGACATCTGCTCGCTGACCTGGCGGAACGCCTCGGTGCCGACGGCTGAGCCGAGGTCGAAGGTGCCGGTGGCGTAGATGTCGCCGCCCTCGCGGCGCTCGACGGTCTCGATCCGGCCGCAGACCTCGGCGCCGTCGTGGCCGCCGACGTCCTTGAACGCGACGCGGAGCGGTATGGGCAGGTCGTCCCAGCGCAGGGCGCCGTCCTCGATCAGGCGGCCGTCTCCGGTCATCTCCCCCTCGCGGGCAATGACTCCCTCCCAGCGGCCGTCTGGCGCCGCCTCGGCGGCGGGCTCTGGGACGGTGTCTCCGGCGGGCTCGACGTCGTCCCGGAGGTCGGAGAACTCGCCCACGCGGCGGGCGGTCTCCTCGATGCGCAGTTTCATGGCTGTCCTTTCGATGGCTGAGAACGGGTACTTGGAGTTGACGGCCTGGTTGACCGGGGGCCGGGCGTCGGTCGGGATGAGGATGCAGCGGCAGTTCGCCGTCTCCTTAAGCGGGCCGGCCGGGTCGCCTGGGTAGAGCAGATGCGCGTCCCCGACGTGGAACGGGGTGCCGAGGTCCTGCACCTGCCCGTCTGCCGCGACGTGGGTAGGGCGCACTCGGTTGTCGTGGACCGTGACCCAGCGCAGGCGGCCCCGCTTGCGGGCCAGGTCTGACGTGGCCATGCGGTGGGCGGCGTTCGCCGTCGCCGCGGTGCGGGCCAGCATGCGCAGGCGGGCGGCGTAGGCGGTCGTGGCCTCGCCCTTGCGGCGGGAGGTGCCGAGCATGCGCCCGAGCTCGATCTTCGTCTTCCGCTCGCCCCAGCCCTCGGAGGCGGCGCGCTTCAGCAGGGCGCGGACGTCCTCGTAGACGGCGACCGGCAGGCCGGAGTCCTCCAGGATGCGCTGCACGGTCGCGTACTGCGGCAGGCGACGGCGGCCACGCCCGTCGCGGACGAGGTCGCGGATGGCCGCCTGCCATGCGCTTCGAACAGATGTCCAGGCGAACGGATTCGGCACGTGGTCGCCGGCCGCCGTCAGGACGGGGGAGTCCAGGGCCTCCTCAGCCAGGGCGCGGACGCGGCGCAGGAAGTCGTTCAGGACCGGCTCGGCCAGGTCAAGGTACTGGTCCTCGATCTCGTCGCGCCAGTCCGCCACCGCCTTAGGGGACTCCCAGTCCGAGGGGCCCTTGGCCAGGAGATCGACGTCGGTGGAGGCCATCACCTCACCTCCTCAAGGGACGCCCGATTCAGGGACGGGGTCCGAATGAGCGCGTTCTCCGGCAGGACGTAGCGCAGTGCCGTCACGAGTCGGTCCAGGCGATGCGGAACGCCGTGCGTGGCGACCTGAGTCACGTAGGCGTCAAGCAGGGTCACGACGCGGCCGGACTCGACGCCCGGGCAGCCGTGGTTGTCGAGCAGGGCAGGGACAACGTCCCACGCGCCCTTCGTGGCCTTGCTCACTGTGAGGACGTCGGTCGGCCACAGCACGTGCGCCTCGTGGAACGGGCGGCCCTTGAGCGCGTTGAAGCGGGCCCGGTCGGCACGCACGACACGCTTGCCGACGGCCTCCAGGGCCTTGACGACCAGGACGTCAACGACGGCCACGAGCGCCGTGGCGTCAACGTCCTGCCCGTGGGCGGTCAGCCGAGCGTCCGGGTTGCGGCGCTGGGTCGGGGTGGGGGAGGTAGCGGCCGACGCCGCCGCGTAGGCACGGGCGGCGTCGGCTGCGGGTGGGGGAGGTGTCATGGGTTCTCCTGAAACGGGTGTCAGGCCCCGGCCGGGGCCGTCGTGGATGACTCTGGGCGGGCGTCGCCAGATGAGATCGGCGCCTCGCTACCCGGCACCCTACCCGGCTCGGCCGCGTCGGCGCCACTCGGCGGGCGGCCGGGGCCGTCCTGGTCCGGCTTGGGCGCGTCCTCCAGGGAGTCGGTGGGGAGGGTCGGCGGCAGGGCGAGCTCGCGCAGGGCCTGCGACGGGGCCGAGTAGTCGCCCTTGTACGCCTTCAGAATCTCCTTGGTGAGCGGGCCGATACCGATCGTGCCCATGAGGTCCGGCCGCTTGGAGACCATGGCCAGGGCCTGCATGAGGGCCCGCTCGTCCAAGGGCTTCGCGTCGGAGTCGTCGAAGCCGGACGCCTCACGCAGCGCCTCGTCCGACACGGCGCCGGCGCGGTGGAGGTTCAGGGCCTCCTCCGACCGGTTCGGCCTGGCCACGAGGGCGGAGACGTCGTAGCCGACTGAGAGGGTCCGTACCTCGTCCTCGCTCAGGCCAGCCGACAGCAGGACAGGACGAAGGTACTGGCTCGTCAGCGCGTCGCAGATGAGGGCCAGGACCGGCTCGATGTGCGTGGTCACCGTGTCCTCGCGGGTTAGCCACGCGCCCCAGTGGTTCATGGCGCCCGAGCCGAGCAGCAGCTCGGGCGGAGCGTCCTGGGCTAGGGCCAGGCGGCGGATCGCCTCGTCGCGCAGGTCGCGGGCGCCGGAGTCCAGGGCCGAGGAGAACGTGAGGTGGTTCATCTTGTCCGCCGCCTCATCCGGCACGGTCACGACGAGGGGCACGACGGCGGAGGCGTCGTCCCGGTTCTCGATCGGGCGCAGCATCGAGTCCATGAGCGCGGCCACGAACGGGTCCGGCGCGCCGTAGGCGTTGGCGTCCGCGGCGTCCGAGGCCAGCGCGGCCGAGGCCGAGGAGGGCACGACCAGGATGCCGGCGCCCGCCAGGCGGGAGTCGATCTGGGCGCTGATGTGGCGGGTGAGCCCGATCAGCTCGCGCAGGATCGGCAGGCAGGCTCGGGTGGGCGAGTCAGCCTCCCAGTAGCGGGCCGGGTGCGGGCGCCAGACGCGAACCATGTAGACCTCATCGGCCGAGACCTCGACCGGGGCCGAGCCGTCGGTGCCCAGGTTCAGGCGTACGGTGCGCCCGTCGGAGCCGACGGAGGATACCTCCGTGACGGCCAGGACGCGCCACACGAGGTCGGTCAGCGCCGGGTCCGGGCTGGGCGCGGTCACCACCGGCGCCGAGGACGGGGCCGCGGCGTCGATGACGTGGCGCGGCACGCCGACCAGCCACCCCTCGCCGGCCACGAACAGGTTCGTGGCCAGGCGCTGGAGCATCTGACCGAGGTCCTGCTGGCTGGCGCCCAGGGCCGCCAGGACCGCCTCGGCCAGCTGGGCGGTGGGGCCGGCGGCGGTGTCCGTGACGTCCGTCGGGTCGTCTCTCAGGGACGAGTGCGGGCCGGTGGCCGGCTTGTGCTGGACGTAGAGGCGCGCCTGGCTCAGGCGGCCGGCCAGGGTCGAGGCCAGGAACCTCTCCTCACCGACCTCGTCGTAGGCCGCCCACGCCTCCGCCTGCCACGAGAGCGAGCCGGGCGGGGACTGAGGGCGGGAGGCGGCGTGAGAGGCCGTCGCGGCGCGGGCTGGGCGGGAGGCCGCCGCGGTCAGGGCTGAGGCCGGCGGCTGCTGGACGATGACGCCACGGCGGGCCAGGGCACGGGAGCGGTAGGCGTCGAGGCTGGACACGGTCGAGGTGTGGGGTGCGACGGTCACTTCGAGTCCTTCGTTGCGGTAGGGGCGGCCGAGTCGATCCGGTGCGAGACGTGGCCCACGACGTAGGCGGCCCCGAGCGTGGCGGCGCCGGCGCGCAGGGCCCGGCCCAGCGGGGAGGTGCGGGAGCACCGCCCGGATCGGGAGGAGGTCAGGGCCAGGGCCGCGCCGATCGCGAGCGTGGCCTGAGTGCCTACGCAGAACGGGCAGTCCAGCGCCGAGACCAGGCGGTGGCGCCAGGCCTGAGGCGGGGCGAGGTACCCGAAGGGCTGGCCCGGCTCCAGACGGTCCGCCAGCCGGTGCAGGGGGTCCGACAGGACCCAGCCGCCCAGGACGTCGGTGGTGGCGAAGCGGGTGACGCGCAGCGCCGCGCCAGCGGTCAGGACGGCGTCAACGGCGAGCAGGGCCGCGTCGGCTAGCGCCTCGCGGGCGTCTGAACCGCGTGAAGTCGGGGCTGAAGGTGACATGTATGCTCCCATACAAAAGGTTGAGGGTGGGCTATATGCCCAGATTATAGGGGGGTCAAGCCACCCCCTCCCCTATCGATCTCGCCGTGAACATCGGAAAACCCTATGAGGGAGGCGGACGCCTTCGGTCGGGGACCGCCGGTCAGGCCTGCCTATCGATCCCTTAGGTGGTCCCTATGGCCGGCGTGCCGGCGCTCGCGATAGGGACGGGCCGGCCCGGTCCGAGCTCGAAGGGCCTGGCAGCCTCGTGCCTGTGCCTGTGCCTGTGCTCGAAGGGGTGGGCCAACCGCCCCGCCATCGCCACCGCCATCTCCACCGCCCTGCCATCGCCCCTCCTCAGGCCGCCACCGCCGCCCCGGCCATCGTGCCCATCGGACTTTCCTATGAGTGGACGGAGTCGCGCTCGCGGTCCTTATGACCGAGGGGCTGCTCGAGGGGGCCGATCCGGGCCGGCCGATCCGGCCATCCGGGCCCGGGCCCGGGCACGGGGCCGGCCCGCGAGCGCCACGCCGCCCACCCATAAGGATCGCCTACCTCGCCTACATGTCCTATAGGTGGGACTGGCTCCGCCACGCCACGCCACGCCACGCCACGCCACGTCCTTGACAGACCCGCCTGCCCGCGCCACCGCAGGCGCGCACACGTGGCCGTGCGCGCAGGCATATAGGCATCGGACCGAGCTGCCCGAGACGCCCGAGCTGCCTCTAGGACGAAGTGGCCGCCGCCTGCCAGGCCCGGACCGGCCACCCCCGCTCGGTAGTGACCCACGTCACCTATCCCTCTCCCGTCCGGGCTTGCACTCTCTACGTATGACTGCATACACTTAACCCATGAGCAACGACAAGACCGAGGTCATCCCGACCGCCGCCCCCGCCCCGACGCGCCGGTCCATCCTCCACCCAGCCTCGAGCCCGAGCGCTCCCGCCCAGCTCTTCGCCGACTGGCGCGACGCCGCACCGACCGAGCTGCTGCCGGCGATGCCCTCCCGCCGCGTCGGCCGACGAGACCGCCGCGTTAGCGTACGCCGCCACCTACGCGCAGCGCTGGCCGGCACGCTGCTCGCAATCGTTGCAATCTCAGGCATTTCCGCCTACGCCGCCCAAGGCATCGCTAACGCCCGTCAGGCCGCTGCCGACCACGCCCGCTCCCAGGTCTCCGTCCCCAGGTAGCCGGCATACACCAACTGCCCTCGCCGGCCGGAGCCTCTGCCCAGCCAAGCGGGCCCACGCTCTCGCACGTTAGGCCATCACCAACCCTCACCAACCCTCACCAACCACACCCAAACGTCATCACCGATCTCCTACCGGCTCGAAAGGACCACCATGACCTTCCGCCCATCACCCTCCGACACCCTGTTCGCCGCCCTGTCTCTCGCCCTCCTCCTCCTGACGGCGTTCACCCTCGGGGGTCTGGCGGCTCACCCGTTCGCCGGCTAGCCCGTCCCAGCGCCTGCTCACCCCGCTCCGCGTCCCGTCACCTCCCGAGGGCGTAGCGGGCACCCTGAGCCCGGGGCGGTTCGAGAGGCCGTCAGGCCGATCGACACCCCGCCCCGAGGCGAACCGCCCCGCACAGCCCTCCCCTGCCAAGATGGCGTATGCCCGCCATGCTCCCGCCGGCCCCCCAGGGCCGGGCGCCAGGAGTATGGCGGCATGCGCTTTCCTTGGCAGGGCACTGAGCCTCATGGGGCGAGTGCTCCGAGAGCAGGTGTATGCCATCGCTGCGCACTCATCGCCCAGGTGCCCGCGACGCGGAGCGCAGCGGAGCGCTGGCACCGTCGCGATGAGGGTGCACCGTGGCATGCGCCGGAGCGAGGACGCTCGCGCGCAGCCGCGGCCCAGCTCGCTGGGACGGGGGCAAGCACGGTGCGGACCGCCCCCACGCCGTCGACCCATCCCGCCACTTTGTGTGACTACGGCCACGCCTAGCCTATAGGACGGGTACGGGTGCGGAGACGGTCCACGGCTTGCCTAATTCCGTCCCGGTTTTCTCCGACCGTTGGTATTGCAACGAAAAGTCCGTTATGACGGCATACACGTCCCAGCTTTTCGGCGGTATTCCGCGGCCGGTCTCTCGACGTCCGGGCCCCACCATCCCCGATGATCTTCTCGGGGGCTCCCCGACCTTCGAGCGAGGCGCCGGCGGCGGTACGTAGACGACCCGGCCCGGATCGGTACAGGTTCGCCCACCTCAGCCTGTACGAGCTCGGCCGGGTCCTCGGCCCCCTCTCCGAGCCCGGACCGTAGCGGTTCCGATGCCGGTCCTCTCCGTAGCGGTTCCCAGGGTTCTCCCAGGTTTCTCAGGTTCCTCCCAGGTTTCTCCACCCCTGTACCTTCAGGTATGTGAATGCCGTCACTCAAATTAATTTCTCAAAGTGACGTATGATGGCGGGCAAGAGATCTGGGTCACATGTAACTTATCATACACTTGCCGTAGGTAAATGTATGCTGGGCATACGTACTTTCCGTTGGAATGGCGCGGTTGTATGCTAAGTTACAAGTTAAGTAATAGGCTTACTCCCCCCGTAGGGGGGAGTAAGCCATAACTATAGAGAGGACCTGTGGCTGGGACCACACTACGTTCCCAGGGTTCTCCCAGGTTCCCGGCCGGCCCGATTTGCGCGCCCCGCCCGTATGCGTGCATACTTTCCCCATGAGCAACCGCTACTCCCTCAGCCAGACCGACAACCCCCGCACCACCTACCGAGTCATCGACCACTCGCGTGACGACGAGCCGGCCCTGCACCCGGCCACCCTGCCCAGCGGCGCCCCGCACCCGCTGGCCGGGTCCCCGATCGGCGTCGTCACCTCCCCGTCCCGCGCCTACCGCGTGCATGGCGAGGGCCGCGCCCGGACCTGGGGCGAGCTGGGCGGGTACGCCGTGGCCGTCATCGAGCAGGTCCCGGCCTGGGCCGCAGCCCCCGCGTCCACGGTCCTGCGCGAGGACCCTCGCGCCTTCGATGGCATCCCCGACGAGCTGGTCCACTCCCCCGCCGGCGGACTGCCGGTCCGGTCCTGGTTCGCGACCCTCACCGACACCCGCGCCCACCAGCTGCCCCGCTGGCAGGACCGCTACGCGGCCGCCGCCGTCCATGCCCCGTCGACCCGCCTCGCGCTGGAGCGCCTTCAAGCGGCGCTGTAAGCCCTCCTGACGGCCTAACCCCTACGCCCCGGTACCAGCACCTAGGTACCGGGGCGTTCGCCCGTCTACGGGGCTTACACGGCCTCACCGCCTCACGGACCGGCCGGCTACCTCGTCAGGTGTCCGGCAGGACGCCCTCCCCGACCCTGAGGCCGTGTAAGCCTTTCTGACGGCCTATCCGCCCCCTACCCGTATGACGGCCCCGCCAGCCCCTGAAAGGCCGTCAGAAAGGCCCCTAGACCCCTTCACGGGCACGTAAAGGCCCCGCCCACCTCTCAGGTGGGCGGGGCCGCTAGTCGGGACGTCAGCTCAGTCGGGCAGGGGCGCCTCGAAGTGCTGCACGAGGGCGGCCACCACGTCGGCCATCTCGCCGGCGACCTCGCGGCCCGGCCGCTCGCGGCCGGTCAGGCGGGCCACGATCCGCCCCTCCTCGACCCGCAGGCGGGCCTGGAGCGGGCTGTGCTCCTTGATGAGGCCGATCTGGCCGGTGCGCCACTCGTCGACCCGGGCCAGGCCGAGGGGGGCGGAAGCGGCGGCGGCGACCACTTTCAGCTGATCGGTCAGCTGGGCGGTGGTGGGGGTGGGGGTAGTGGTCTGGATCACAGTAGGCTCCTGGGCGGTGAGGTGGTCGGCGGGCTGCTGGGCGGTGCGTGAATCGATCATGGCTACACCGTATGCCGTCATACGGTCAGGGCGCAAGCCGGGGCGGCTAAGCGGCGGGATCAGGCTCGGGATGGGCCCTCCTCTCCGACCCATCCGCCACGACCGGGCGCGCGCCCGGGCATGTCAGCCGGGCCGGTCTCGTCCCACTCGCTGTCGAGCATGGTCTCGGGGCCGTCGGTGGCCGGCCGCAGGGCGTGGCCGCCGCGGGTGAGGTACAGGTCGCTCCCACCCTCCAGACGGCATCGGGGCGACTTGGGAGAGGTGGCGCAGACCCTCGAGTCGGCGCCGCGGCCGATGGACGGGTCGAGCAGGTCGGCCGAGCCCTTCCCGGCCGCCTCGGCGGCCTGCGAGATCGCGGCCGGGGAGGGCCCCTCGACGTGGCGGTGCGGGTAAGCGCCCGCGGCGAAGGCGGCCAGGGCGATGACGAAGGTGGTGACGATCAGGGCCAGGGTGGCCGCGATGGCGACGATCTGGGCGGAGGGGGTGGGGCGGTTCGTGCTCATGGCTCAATCGTATGCATGCATACGCCCCGCCTGCAAGCCGCAAGCGGGGCGTATTCAGTGAGGTGGGTCACCCTAGAAGACTTTGGCCCGGTACAGGACCTCCCGCACCCGGGCGGCGTCCCTCCCGTGCACGCGCAGCGCGCCGTTGTCGGGGTCGAGCTCGACGGTGGCGGCGGTGCGGGTCCCCCACGCGCAGGGATCGCTCAGGACGATGTTCGGGCCGCACTCCTCGACGGGCCGGCCGGCGGCCTCGAGGGCCCGCTTCGCGGCCCGCATCCGTTCAGCCCCCACCTCGAGGCGGACGACGAGGGGGAGGACGTAGGTCAGGGTGGGGTGCTCCTCCGAGGCCTCGGAGCAGTACGTGCGCAGAGGGCCGACTGCGGTCCGCGGCCGCGGCTCCCGGTCGCCGTGGGTGAGGCGGGCCGCGTACTCCCGGATCGCTCCGTCCGAGTCGAGGTAGGCGGTCACCTCGACTCGGCCGTCCTCGCCGTCGCGCACGGTGACGGAGTGGTCGCCGTAGCGGGCGTAGTCGGCCCGGGGCTCCGGCAGCCGGCGCCCAGGGCCGAGGGAGTCGCACAGGACGTCCAGCAGCTCGGCGGCGATCCGGTCCATCTTCCCGGCGAAGGTCTCAGCGGTTGCCCGTGCCCGGGCGATCTCGGTGTAGCCCATATCACGTTCCTTTTTGTGAGTGGGTTGGCTTTCTGGTTACAAGATAAGGCTAGCGCCGCCCACATGGCGGCGCTAGCCATCTATCCCCACATTCCAGTGATCTCGGTCACTCACCTCCCCGACTCAGCCGGGCGATCTGGCGGTCGAGGTACTGGCGGGCCTTGCGCAGGTCCTCCAGACGCTTCTCCTCGCCACCCTTGCGGCCCTGACGCAGCAGGTACTTGCCACAGTTCCACAGCAGCGGGTCCGACGGGAAGGCGGCGTCGAGCACGTCCCACGACTCGACGTTGGCCGCGTCGCTCAGGCCGAGCGCGGCGAGCGACTGTCCGAGCCAGGTGTAGTGCTCTGGCGACTCGACGGCCTCCCCCGGAGCGGTCTCGGCCTCGATGCGGGAGTCCGCGGCCGGCGGCTCATACCCCTCCCAGATTTCCAGGTAGCGACGGCTGGGAGTGCCCCACTCAGAGAACCCCCTCTCCCGGTAGGCGGGCTCCAAGCTCTCCGGGACGTACAGGGTCAGGTCACCCTCTCCATAGGGGTTCTGGGAAGGGTCGTCCAGTCCGTTAGGCGGCGTGGCCGAGGACCAGTAGAGCCTACGAGGGCGCCCGCTCGACGTCGGAGCCTGATCCAGGGCCTCCACGTACTCGTCCGGGAGGGTGAGGTGGACGTTGGGGGTCAGGCCGTCACGGACCTCCAGCCAGGCCCCTTCGCCGAGATACAGCTCGACGGCGGGGTCTAGAGCTGAGCCGCTGGGACCGTCGATGACGAAGGCCCCGTCTTCTAGGAGGATGCGTCCTCCTCCCTCGGTCAGGGTACGCCGGTAGGCGGTGACGAGGGTGCCCTGGTCTCGGGCGATTCTGGTGAATGTCCCGTACCTGCTCATGGAAGGTCCTTTCTGGTGGGTGAGTTGGGAGGGTGGTTCAGGCGGCGCTCCTCGCGCTCGCGGACGCGCTCTCCGAGCGCGAAGATCGGCAGTCCGACGGCTAGGGCGACGGCGGTGGCGATCAGTGAGGCGGTCATGCGGCGGCCCCGCCCCGGGCGCTCATCCACGTCGTCACGGCCTCCAGGGCGGAGGCCCCGAACGTGGCGGGGATCGTCATTCCGGTAGGGTAGACGCCCCAACAGCGCTGACCGCAACGCTTCAGCTGGGCGACGGCCTCGCCGTTCTCGTAGACGAGGCACGTGCGGGCCTCGTGGAGGGTGTCGGCGTCGAGTGGCTTGATTCGCGCCTGAGGGTGCTGGAAGACGCGGGTCCAGGTGGTCTTGGTCGGTGAGGTCTTAGTGCTCATGGTTCCTCGCTAGGTAGTAGGTCGTGCGGGCTTGCCCTAAGCGTATGACGGCATACGTCTCAAGGCAAGCCCGCAGATGTCAGATCAGAGTGATAGGCGTCTCATCCTCCGGGCGGGCGCTCTTCGGCGGCTTGCGCTTCCACTCGCCGAGGACTCGGTCAACGGTCTGACGGGTCATGCCGGAGACCTGGCTCAGGACCGACTTCGACACGCCACGGGAGTAGGCCACCAGGACCTCCTGCTGGAGAGCCGCACGGGCCAGCTTCGCGTCTCGCCGAGCCTTGCGATCGAGCCGAGCGGCCTCCTCCAGAGGATCATCGAGGGGCGGCGTCGGCTCGAGGTCGTCGGTCTGCGAGGTCGGGAGCCGCTGCTCCAAGGTAGAGGCGCGTTCCTGAGAGTCCTCCAGGGCCTTGGCCTGCTGGACGGCCAGAGAGAGCAGTTTGCGCAGGTCCTCGGTCATTGCCCGCTCGGCGTCGATCCCGAATGCGCCGCGATACCCCTTGCCGCCGGCCCACGCCTCCAGGCGCTTGGGCAGGTCTGCAACGTCGTTGATGGATGCCATAGGTATCTCCTATCGGTTCAGTCGTCCAGGTAGCGGGTAGCCCAGGCCAGGGCCAGGGCGATGACCTGAATCACCTCGGACTCCAGGTCCGAGCCGTGGCCGGTCTCGGCGTCGTTGTCATAGGTCAGGCAGGCCGCAACCTCGCCGATCTCCTCAACGAGGGCGAACAGGCGCGTGGCCTCGGTGTGCCCGTCGCACTCCAACGTCATGCCGGGGTGCTTCTTGGTAGAGCGGATGTACTCCTCCAGCGCGAGGTCCAGGACGTCGAGGTCCGGGCTCAGCAAGTTCGACGCCGCTCTGGCGATCTTCCACAGCCACTCCCGGGCCGTCGCCTTGCGTATGTCCGCGGACCTGATCAGCAGGGACGCGTAGTGCAGCATCCAGGAGAGCTCTCCCTCCGAGGAGGGCATCTCCGGAGGGAGAGTCCAGCCGTGGAATCGTTTGAATCCCTCCTTCCACACCTCGATCATGCGGTTTCGGGTGACGAGCTCAGCCGGGATCGGGACGGCTGCTGCCTCCATGAGGGCGTCCAGCTCGGACAGCTCTCCAGAGGTGTACGCCCAGATGTATGCGTCCTGGAGTGCGCTCCCCAGCTCCTCGACGCGCCTCTGCGACTCCCGGAACAGAGCGTCCGGGCAGTTGTTCTGAGGTGACTTCATCTTGTCTCCTAACGTAGTTGGGGTGGACGTATGAAATCATACGTCCACCCCTCAGGAGATGCAAGCCGTCAGAAGCGGGGAATTGCTCCCGCCAGAGAGAGACCGCTCACAGCGCGCCTGATCGTACCCCTCGGCACGAACAGTGACGCCTGGCCGGCGTCCCGCAGCCCGAGCAGGCCCATGCTCAGAGCGTCCACCTGGTCGTCGTGACGGCCTGAGGGGAACGCACGCATCTCGGAGATGAGCTCGTTCACCCACCCGTTGCCCGGGTCCGATGGGTGAGGCAGGTAGACGTTGCCGGACTCGATCTCCGGCGTCACCGCCCGGGCCCTGACCTCCTTGGACGAGCGCGGCTTGATCGGCTTGATGCCTGCGACCTTCTTGCGCAGGACGTCGATGGCCGCCGTACCGTTGGCCGCGTCCTCCACGAGGCGCTGATGGACGAACGACCCTCCGGGGGAGGCCTTGTCGTCCAGGTCGCCGGCCGCGCACCAGCGCAGCATCTTCTCCAGGGTCTGAGTGAAGGACCACTGCCCACGCTGCTGCGCGATCAAGAACCGATCGGGGCCCTGCCGGCACCAGCGCTGGCCGACGGCGTAGTCCGACGTCGAGCTGCCCTTGAAGGTGAGGTCCCACGAGTCGAGCCACTGGCCACGCTCCAGGCGCTCGCGCGGCAGGAGGATCACGGAGTCGTCGCCATCCTTGACCTTGGACGGGTCCGTCGTCCAGAACCGCAGCCAGCCGAGGTTGAAGATCGAGCCGTCGGCCGGCGTCGGGTGCTGCTGGTACAGGGCCTCCCACATGTACGAGCCCACCGAGCGCTTCAGCGAGTCCCACCGCTCCAGCGCCTCCTCTCGAGTCTCCTCCACGAGGGGGCTGTAGAGCGGGTCGCCGGGCTCCCGGCCGAGCGGGTCGTCCTCCTCGGCGATGGCGGGGAAGATCACGTTCTCCCACTTGTCGGCGTCAGGGTTCTTGGCGGGGTTCAGGAGGCGGCCGATGAAGTCGTCCTCGTGCCAGCGGGTGGCGATGGCGATGCAGAGGAAGGGGGGCTCCAGACGCGTGACGGCGTTGGCCTGCCACCAGTCCCAGATCGCCTCGCGCTTCGACTCGCTGTGCGCGTCGGCGAAGTCCTTCACGACGTCATCCATGAGCATGACCTTGAAGCCCAGACCAGTGATCGACTGACCGGGCGCCGAGCGGGAGACGATGCCGCCGCCCCGCGTTGTCTGCCACTCGCTCACGGCTCCGGCGTCGGACGCGATCTTGATGCCCCACTTCTCGCCGTCCTCCTCGACGAAGCGGCGGACCTGGCGACCCCACGCCGTGGCGAGCTGCGGCGAGTGGGAGATGAGGCCGATCTTCCAGTCCGGGTGCTGACGCAGTAGCCAGATCGGCAGGTTGATCGAGGTCAGCGTGGACTTGCCCATGCGGGGAGGCATGGAGATGGTCATGTACCGGTTCTCACCGTTCTCGACGGCGCGCACGGCCTCTGCCAGCCGGTCGGAGAGGTACTGAATGTGGGGGCGGCCAGCGTAAGCCTCGTCGAGCTGCTGTGCGCTCTCCAGGGGATCGGCAGCCTGCCTGTAGGTCGGGTCGTGCGGGTAGGGCGCTCCGGCGTGGGGCCTCCCGTCGCACGAGGGGCGGTCGCACTTGGGCTGGTTCTCCAGCCACGCCTGCCGCTTGATGAGGGCTTCCAGCTCCTCCTCCAGCTGGGCCGGAGTCATCTCCCACGGCTCTAAGGGCTTCTTCACGCGCGGCATAGGCATCTCCTATCACTGAGGTGGAATCTAATATGGATACAGAATACCGCCACCCCTCATCCCAAAGGGTGGCGGTATCTCTGCCCCAGTGTCCCTGGTCAACTCTACTGCTCGGCGTCGATCACCTCAACTTCAGCTGGCCCCACGTCAATGAGACCCTGCTCACGCTTGCGTCGCTCGACCTCAGCGACCAGCTGCTCGATCCTCGACGTCGTGGCCGAGGCCGTCATCTCGGCCAGGTTGGAGGAGACCTCGATCTGCACCTTGGCCGAGTCGGCCCCGGCGCCGGCGGCCTCCCGCTCGATGCGCGCTGCGACGTCCATCATCTGGACGATGCCGTTCGCACTCATGCGGGCGATCCGGTCCTCGGTGAGGCTGTCGAGCCACATCTCGGCCTTCTCCAGAGCCTTGCGACCGAGAGCCCGGTGACGGTCCCCCATGGCGATCCGGTAGCGGACGAGCTCGTTCGCCTCGTTCTCGGCCATGTGCTTGTCCCACGCCTCGACGCG